AATGTAGTTAGTGTTTCGTTTAATATAGTCATGGTGTTGTTTCCTTATTATTAATGCGCTCTATAAGAGGTGGTACTAGGAAAGGCGTGGCGCGTTTCGCTCAATCCATGGGCGGATAATACCCTAATTTCACACTTAGTAAACACTATTTAACACATAAACTTTAAATCGCCACTAATAACCCCGTTTCAGGACACCGGAAACCCTTGGCGCGCGGGGCTTGTCGCGTGTTGCGTGTTATTTGAAATGAAAACGCGGGCGCCCCTTTGCGGGCATTGCGTGGCGCGCGTCGCGTGTTGCCCTTTAAATCGCCCATTTAAAGTACTTTAAATCGACGGCGGGTATTTGTCGCGGGTTACTTATAATCGCACGTTTAAGGGCACGTTTTGGCGCGCGTGGCGTGGTGTTTGGGCTGTGTTGCGTGGTATTCGACGGGGGTAGCACTTTAAATCGACAGGATACGCGCCACCCACCCCCCCGCACAGCAACGGCGGAGTCCCAGTCACTTTTCCGGGTTCTCTGCGTGAAAATTTCGATTCTAGCAATCTTAAGTGTGAAATTAGGGTTGTTAAAAATTTTTTAATATGCTAAACTAAACACTCACAGTAAAACGTGCACCAAAGGAGAATATGGCAAGTCGAAAAAAATTTGTAGCAAATCTGCTAGCAATTAACTACCCCAACTACAACCCTGTACTAGCGATGGCCGAGCTGGCTATGGACGAGGAAGTCGACATCAAGGATAGAATCCAGTGTCACAAAGAGGTAGCCGCGTATTGCTTCCCGAAGATGAAGGCTGAAGAAGTAAAAGACGACGGAGCGGAGCAGATATCTAAAGCGGAAGTCATTGCTCGATTACAAGCACTAGAAGGCAACCAGGTAACTCCTTTAGTGGAGGCCGGAGCAGAGATATTTGAAGCCGAGGAAGAACTCCCTTTTAGCGACGCGGATTTCGCAGGTGAGTAACAACGACCCCTTTGCAGTCACTACGGAAGCCCCGGCAGAAGACACCACACAGCTAGACTACACCACATTGACGGAAGTACAACTCCGTGAAGCGCTTTCCTTGAGAGAGGACCTCGCACATCGTAAGCATATGGAACTCTGTAGAAAGGATTTCATAACATTCTGTCAGTACATGGACCCAAACTTCATGGTTGGCAGGCATCACGCGATAATGGGCGCAGCTTTCAATAAAATCGTACACGAAAATGACAAAAGAATCATTATCAACATGCCTCCGAGGCATGGTAAGTCCTATTTAACCTCCCAATACCTGCCAGCGTTCTTTATCGGCAACTCCCCTACAGCGCAACTCATGAACATTGCGAATGTCGCGGAGCTCGCAGTGAAGTTCGGTCGTCAAGTGAAGGATGTAATCGGCTCAGACAGGTTTAAAGACGTATTCCCAGGCATTGAAGTGCGTTCAGACTCCAAATCAGCGGGCCGCTGGCAGGTCAACAAGGGCGGAGAGTCATTTTCCGCGGGTGTCGGCTCTTCTGTAACAGGCCGTGGTGCAGACCTACTGATTATCGATGACCCGTTCACTGAATCGTGCGTATCGCAACCTAAAGTATTCGATGATGTGTGGGAATACTACCTAGCAGGCCCAAGACAGCGTTTAATGCCGGGTGGAAACATACTCGTGGTGCAAACTCGCTGGTCGGTCAAGGATTTAACGGGTAAATTACTCCAAGAACAGACTAAAAACCCTAAAGCAGACCAGTGGGAGGTCATTGAGTTCCCTGCAGTGCTGCCTAAGTCAGGAAAACCGCTTTGGCCAGAGTTCTGGACCTCAGAAGCACTCGAAAAGGTTAAAAACTCCCTTGACGCGCGTCACTGGAACTCCGAATGGCTACAAAATCCAACTGCAACGGAAGGCGCAATCGTTAAAAAGGACTGGTGGATGGAGTGGCCTCACAAAACCCCACCTCAGTGCTCCTACATAATACAATCGTACGACACAGCCTACTCAAAAAGAGAGACTGCGGACTACTCAGTCATCTCAACCTGGGGTGTTTTCTATCCAGACGGGGAATTTGAGCGTAAAAACGGGGAAAAGAACACTTATGACGGGCGCGAAGCGCATGTGGTCATGTTAGATGTGGTGCGCGACAGGTTTGAGTTTCCAGAACTCAAAGACGAGGCGTATAGACTCTATGCATACTGGGAGCCCGACACAGTAGTAGTCGAAGCGAAAGGCTCAGGCGGGCCACTAGCTCAAGAGATGCGCGCCAGGGGCATTCCAGTACAGGAATATAGTCCGGGGAAGAGAAAAGGTGGCGGTGGGCAGGATAAAATCACCCGATTACACTCCGTAAGTGACTTTTTCCGCTCTGGGATGGTATGGGCGCCTGACGAATTGTGGGCGAGAGATTTAATTGACGAGGTTCAGGCATTTCCGGCAGGTGACCACGACGACCAGGTAGACTCAATGACGATGGCACTAATGCGCTTTCGAGAGGGCAACTTCCTACAGCTAACGAGTGACGAGGACGTAGGGGCAGAATGGCGCCCCCGTAGAAAAATGAAGTACTATTAGGTACAATACTCACAACTAATCACCAAACACTCTATATCTATGGGTAATATCGCAGACGGAATCAAGGGATACGGAACACAGCAGATACAAAAGGACAACGAAGAGTCGTATCTACAGTCTTTACTCGACGGCACGACTGAGTTTGCATCTGACTTCGATGAAGGCGCCCAGAACCTGGCCTCTTCTATACTACCCGAAGGTTGGGTAGACCCATACACACCTACTGTAGCAGAAACACCCAGTGAAATAGCCCACCTAGATTCCCTTAGGCAAAAGTTTCCTGACAAAACAGACGAAGAGCTACTGAGTCCGTCCTTTGGTAATACAGTAAACAAGTTTGCGCAAAGCGCGACAACGGTTACTGGAAACATGGCATCTGGCGCGCACCGCTTGTTGAGTACAGACACTTCTATAGCTAATGCACTAGCAGCAGAGTTCGCAGAACAAAACTACACAGCCCTCCCTACAAACATACCCTTTGCACCAGGAGATACATACTCCCAAACAGGCGTCGAGCAACCAAAGCCTGACTTCCAAGGCATACAGGACGAGTACAACGCGCTAGCTAGCAAGAATTACGAAGATTTTGATGTGGACGAGAAGGCCTTCTGGAACAGTGAGGCCGGAAATAAGCTGCACGGTATTAACAAAGACGTACAGAAGTATAAACACGCCCATGAAAACATAGAGCGGTTCAAGACCTCGATGGATGAGTACGTTGTGAGAACTGTTGAGGACTACAGGGCGGACGAGAAGTTCTCAGAGACATATAAAAATAGCGGGGGTGGTGTTACAGGAACCCTATCGGGCATGCTTGAGATGGTCTCAGATAATCCAGAACTAGCACCAGTCTCGTTTATAGAAAACTTACCTTATATGCTTGCGTTCGCTTACGGCGGAGCAGCTACAAAAGTAACCCTGATAGCAGCGAAAGATGAAGAAAACCTAGCAGCGTTTGTGAAAGAGAAGGGTAGAGAGCCTACCCTGAAAGAAAGAGCACGTATCACAGTAGATTCGGTCGGTAGCGTTCTAATGGAGAGCTTTGGTGATAAGTATGTGCTTCGCGGCAAGGTAAGCAGTGTATTCAAAAATATTAATAAGATATTACCACCTGGTTTAACTAGGGTAATAGGTAGTACCGGCACAGAGACTATTTCAGGAGCAGGCTCAGAGGCTTTTGACCAAGATGCTAGGCTGCAAGATTTAAGTAAACTTGACGATGTAGCGATAGCGAACTCAGCTGCACGTGAAGGTATCGCAGGCCTTGGTGGCGGCGGTGTTGGTGTAGCCCGGGAGTCGTTAAACAATCCTGCACTACTCGATAAGATAGACAAAATAACTCAGAACAACCCAGGGATATTCCCACCAGAGTTGAATGTTAGTAGCATGATGATGGGCGACAAAACCCTAGAATCTATGCCAAAACCGGACCTAGTACAGCAGTCTTGGAGAGCGACAGCCGAGGATATGGACAAAGAGGGCACTCCTATGCAGCAAATCTGGGAAGAGACAGGGTTTGTGAAGAAGGGTGACGGCAAATGGCGCTTTGAGGTGGACGATGCAAGCGCAGAACTGACCGCTGAGGGAGTAAGCGTAATAGAATCTAGAGGGGGTGCTGCGGATTTGCACGATTATAAGCTAGGGCAGATACTTAAGCACGATGAGATGTATAAAGTTGCACCTGGTCTGAAAGACTCGAAAGTTAGGTTCTATAAAGGTAGGAGCAGCTCGAGAGGGTACTACAACGACGAAAACGACACTCTGTACTTAAACTTAAACCGTTTCGGTGCAAACGCGACAGGCCCAGGCGCAACGGCAGGACTCGCTGCAAAAGACGTGATTGACCTAGAGGAAAGAATTGAAAACCTAAAGGCAGACCCTAAGAAGAGTGATAAAGTGTTCCCGGGACAGTTAAAGTCGTGGGAAACCAACGAAAAACAGATTGAAGAGCTAGAGAAACGCCTAGCCAACCGTAAAAAGGACCTAAAGACTCGTACTGACAGTGATTTAGAGACAACGCTTCACGAGGTGCAGCATGCCGTACAGCAAAGAGAGGGTTTTGCAAGAGGCGGTAGTCCAGAGGAGTTCATAAAAGAGGTGAAGGCAGAGATGCCGTGGCTGACTAGTGCAGAAAAGATTAGGGAAGAAGCGCACGATCGGTATGTGAGACTACTAGGTGAGCAGGAATCTAACGAGACAGGCATGTCGGTAGAAAATGGCGGGCGTAGGGGAATGACCCCGGAGCAGCTGAAGGGCACTATGCCCGGCCAAATGGGTACTAATGACACAGCCCTGTACGAGCCAATCATCAAAGACCACAAGGGAACTCAGTGGAAGATGGAGAGTACGGATGAGGAGCGCTACAAGGCAAGCCTAATTGAAGACAAAGAGCTAACCCCACTAGAGCAAGAGCGTCTTAACGAGACTACGGAAGACTGGAACAAGCGACTAGAGGCAGAAGCCCCTATAGAACTCATTAGAGACGAAAAAGGCAACTTCCCAGGTGAGAAAGGCGTTTCATATACTACAGAAGAGTTCCGAGCGTTTCAAAAAGCACAAGGCACAGCTAAAAAGGCCTATAAAGACAAGAGAAACAAAGCAAGGGCACAGTTCTTCAGAGACAACGCACAGAACACCCCTAAGCAGATGAGTGAGGAATACAAAAGCTCTTCAAAACCGTTAGAAAGACACCAAACAGGCATGATAGACCAGATGTCGAATGATGATATAGCATTAGTTGGCGGTATGCGCTCAGGTAACTCCAAAGGAGACGAAACACGTAGGATGTATACCCTGTACGACATGAAAAACATGGATGAGGACTTCGCTAACGCACAGGACCAAGAAATAGGTAATATACAACTGTTTACAGAAGATGCTACTGATAAGATACGGGGTATTGTAGATATCAAGATACCTACGAGCAAAAGGAAGCAAGGGCATGCTAGAAAAGCGATTGAGTCGATTGTAGCCTCTGAGTTCTCAAATAAACCGTTCAAGATATATGATATAACGAAGACAGCGTACCCATTCTGGAAGAAGATGGGCGTTACTTTCGTTAATCACGACTTCGGAAAGGATATCGGCGATACGGTAGGTAAGAGACATAGACTAAAAGGCAGCTGGGGCACCGTGAACGCCTACATAGGAACTGACGCAGACATCAAGAAGACATTGAAAAAAGCCGCTAAAACTAGGGCAGACGAGGCGTATAAAGCCCAGCTAACAGCTCCCGTAGACGACCTAGGCTTCTACTCAAAAGCAGAGAAAGCTGTACGTTCGATAAAGAAGGGGGAGCTAAGGCCTGAGTTAGTGTTTAGTATTACTAAGAAGGGTAAAGCAGTAGGTGTCCTGCCTGAAGCAGGGGTATCTACAGAACAGATTAAAAACATGGGTATAGATAGGATACTTCAGGAAAAGACCGCAAACGGTGAGAATATAACCAAGCAGGAGCTATTTGATTTTGTAACTAAGAATAAGACACAGTTCAGCAGCGAGGAATATATGTCTTCTGGGGGCGCCGATGTAATACTGGACGATATCTCTATGGTCGGGCAGCCGGGTGCTAATGTGACTATGGGTGATGACGAGGGAAGAGTTGCGACATTTGCTGAAGAGGCCCTGGCGTACCTAGGGCACGACAATACAGATTCCGACATCAGCTGGGAGGAGATTATTAGTAGAGTGCATAAATACGACCCTACTAATTTCCCTGCTAACAACACTACGAAGGCGTATGAGATAGACCTTAAACTTAAAGCACTCAGGAGTAAAGAGGGTGCTAGGGATAGGTTCACAGGGACGTTGGAGGAGGACTGGGCGGAGTACCAAGAATTAGAGAAGCAGAGGGACGCTTTACTGAAGGACAATTACGATGTGGCTGGAGTAGACGAGCTTAAAGCGAAGAACGGCAAGCTATCTGATAGGTGGAGGGAGGTATCACGCCAAATTTATGAACACATAGGAGACAAGACCCTTAGGCAGCTTGTTGAGAGCGGAGACCCTACTGCTATTGCGTTACAAACAGACAGAAACAGAATAAACTCCCAAAGGCAGGCACTAGACTTTCAGATAGACATAGGCGAGAAGACACCCAGGGACTGGTCTGGCGACCTTAAGAGAGAACTACTTGAGAATGGAGGGGTTGATGCTTACGAAGATATAGACAACCCTGCTCTAGTGAACGCACTATCTCAGGCAGCCGAGGGCGCCGCGCAGGCTAAGTATGAGGCAGATGCTATATACGACTGGGGCATCGAAACAGCTGCAGGAGAGTACAGCGTGCGTCTGGACCCTGAGGAAATGTCTTATGATATATCAGGACCTCGTAGTGAGAGAGTGGGCGAGTACAATCATCAGGAGGATGTAATAAGCGCTATCCGAAGAGACCTACAAAACTCTTATAATATAAACGGGACAGGGAACACCGAGTGGTCTCACTGGACAGCTAACGAAGGTAATGACGTAGACCTAGGCACATACCGTGAAATACCTATATTTACAACTCCCCTAGAAGGACAGGAAACTGCTACTAGGGAGCAGATTGGAGGGCATTCTATGGGTGGTGTTTCTGACGAGAATACTATTTCCCATCTAAGAGTATCCGACAAGCTGGACTCATCCGATGAGAAGGTCTTATATATACATGAGCAGCAGTCGGACTGGGCACAGACAGCTAGAGAGGTAGGTGTAACTGAGGAAGAAAATACTAATAATCTTAAAAAGGCGCATGTTGCCATGCGTAAGCTGTCCGAAAGTCGGGACATGTGGGCTGAGAGGTTAGATAGTGCTGCTAGTATGGCAGCGTCAGAGATACGAAAGGAACTCCAGAAAATAGATACCAAGATTAGTAATAAGAGAAGAAGCATAGAGAAAATCAAGGAGGGGCCTATACCTAAGCCACCTATGGGCGTTATAGAGGCTATGGAAGTATCCTTGCAGACAGCTATTAAGATAGCTGCAGATGAAGGATACTCTAAAGTAGCGTGGTCAACCCCTGAGGAGCAGACAGGGGTGTACGGTACAGGTTTCGAGGAACTATACGAAAACCACTACGGTAAAAACATACCGAAGTACGCTAAAAAATATGCTGAAAAGTATGGCTCTCACACAGGTAAGGTAAAACTACACAGTAAGAAACAAAAAAACGCAACAGAGTATGGTTATATAGAGGTAACTGACGAACTTAAGAAGCATGTACAGAAAGGAATGGGGTACGCAAAAGGCGGGCTGGTGACAAATAGCCCTTCAGAACGGCAGTTTGCGCACAAAGATTACCTAAATTCCTTAATTAAATAAGCTAACTTCACATATACTATAATAAATGTTAAAATCAAAAAACACAACTAGGAAACTACTATGGCAATAGAACCCGCAATTGAAGCACCTTTAGCTCCAATGCCCTCTTCAGAGGACATGATGGACGTAATAGGCAGTCAGATAGATACACAAGAGGACGGTTCTGTCATTGTAGATTTCGCCCCAGAAGACGAAACTGTAGAGGACGAAGGTCACTCTGCCAACCTAGCGGAAGTCTTAGACGATGACTACTTAGAAGAAATAGCAGCAGAACTGATTGATTTATATGAAGAAGACAGAGCGTCGCGTAGCGATTGGGAAGAAGTCTATACCAAAGGAATCAGCCTTCTTGGTCTTAAAATCGAAGAAAGAGACGAGCCCTTCCCAGGCGCGTCGGGCGTTCATCACCCTATCCTCGCAGAAGCGGTAACTCAGTTCCAGTCGCAGGCATTCAAAGAGATGTGCCCTGCAAACGGTCCTGTGGATACAGCCATTGTAGGAATTGAAACAGACGAGAAAGTCGCGCAAAGCAATCGTGTCAAGGAGTTCTTGAACTATAACGTACTACATGTAATGGAAGAGTTTGAGTCTGAGATGGACCAAATGCTGTTCTATCTCCCTCTTTCAGGCAGTGCCTTCAAGAAGATTTACTACGATAACGCTATTGACCGTCCTGTGAGTACTTATATTACAGCAGAAGACCTTGTCGTTCCTTATGAGACAACTGACCTACGTACAGCTAGTCGCGTAACTCATGTTATTCGTATGTCGGCAAACGATATCAGAAAACAGCAGCAGGTAGGGTTTTACTCTAGCACTGACGAGGTTGGTCAGGGCTCTGAGTTATATGAGACAGGCGCTAGGAGTATCCTGGACGAGGCTGTAGGCCAACAAAACAACACAGGCATTGCGGGAGACTATAACGATATACACACCCTGCTTGAGATGCACATTGATTTAGATTTAGAAGGGTTTGAAGATGAAGATGAGGACGGTAAAACAGGTATTGCTATACCTTACATTATTACCATTGATAAAGACACTGAAAGAGTACTATCTATACGTAAAAATTGGAAAGAAGGTGATGACAGCAGAAAGAAAATAGCTTATTTCTGTCATTATAAGTT